TCAGCAGCACGTCGGCACCCTGCTCCAGGAGGAGGAAGACCCATATTCAATTCGAGCGACGGTGTGAGGAACTGGGTGTCGGAGGTATTGATTTGTCCGTTTGTGTCAACCACTGGACACGTGTAGGCTTCGCAAGGAGGAACCCCGTCAGCTACCAGTCCATTCATAATTTTTAGAGGATTCATCGACGCGAGATCCCCCCCAATTCCAGGAATAATACCATCAAACCCCGATCCTTGAACAGCCCTCTGAAAACCTTCTCCAAGAACACCTGCGGCATCGTCCCCACCCAGATAATTGTTGACGTAGGTCGAGCGCTTCACAACACTTCCGCCAGGTGCCTTGCAGTATCCGCCCGTATCCCGAAAAAACTGGCTTCCAACCTTGGGTCCTTCTACCAGGTTTCCGACATAACTCCGCACTGCTCCAATGTTCGTAGACACCTGGTCAAACGATCCGTCGGACGACACGCCCTTCTGTGCAGGAGACTGAATGGTCTGGAGGTAATCAAACGACGGACCCAGTACCGTATCCATTCCCGCATTGACAGCACCAACAGGATTATCGTTTACTTTTAGGATGGAGCTCTGAACATTTGCCCACATGTTAGCCGCCTCTTCTTATTTCTTCGGATGAGATGCAAATTCTACCAGTTGACGCTGGAAGGCAGGGTTGGTGAGGATACAGGGACGCTGTCTGGCCACAGACTCAATTAGTTTCATCATCGGTATACCGAAACGCCGATGAACATAGGCAATAGCTAGAGTGGCCGACCGATTCATTCCTGCATGGCAGTGAACATACACTTTCCGACACTGCGGATCCCGTAAGAACTTGTCCATGGTCTCCTCGAACTTAGGGTAGAAATCGCGGATAATTTCCGTCTGTTCAGTATCTTCGGCTCCCAAACTAACATACCGAGGACCTAGATGACGACGCGCCCAGAAAGGACATGCACTATCGTCGGCACAGTTGATGATGTTTGTCACAGAATAAATACGCATAAAGCGAGGACTCATGTGTGCTCCAGGGCCAAGAAGAATACGATCAAACACGACTGCGATTGGATCGTATGCTGGTCCCCGAGTTCGGGTTCGGTAAGGGGCAATAAGTGCCTCTACCTGCTCGGACATTATATAGCATCGCGAGATTTGCGAATATGAATTTTACTACGCTACACCAGAGGCTGGAGAAGCGTCTGGAGAATATAGACTAGAACAACGCCAAGGCCCCCGAGAACCGCGGCACCTGTGAGCGAAACCACTCCCGAACCCGCATACGAATTTGGGATATAGCGGAGAAGGAGGGACTGGACCTGGGTGAGGGAAACAATAAACACCGCACCAAAGACCGAGACATATGTCATAATGCTCTTAAGAACCGTCTTGGCAGCGTAAGGGTGCATCGGGGCAGTCTGGGACGGCGGGGGAGGAGTGTAGATGGCGGATGATGTTCCAGGGGTCACCATCTGTGGGTATGTTGTTGCGGACGGCAGGGACATCGCGGGCTGCTGCGAACCTCCAGGTGGCATCAGCTGGTCTAGAGGGGTTGCGTCCATTTCTTTATAGTATCTAGAGTGAAAGTCTCGCGTCGGGACACGACGCATCCTCCACTTTATAACGATAGCACTTTCCATCCACTCTTGTCACCATCTTTTTCAGTTCATCAACTGGTATCGCAGACACATCAACTTCTGTCTGAGGCCGATGAAACATGAGGACTGCAATGCCCAGTCCAATCACAAAGGAGAAGAAGTAGTTTGCTTCGGGTTTTTTCATGACCTTGCTGATCTCCATCCTATCTATTACATTACTGATTTAGAAAATCAATACCATCAGTGCATTGGACTTCGTAGGCATCAGCACGGAAACAACCGTTCTCCACTTTGGGGTTCCGCAGAATCATATCAGGTTTACGAACGTCAGGGACTAGTTTCTTGGTTGTTCGCGGAGGAACAAAGATGGTCGTGACAATCATGCCCACGAGAAACCCCCCGAAAATCCAGAGGATGTCAAACATTATTCTAGACCGAGAGTTTTATAGACACGCTGGAGGGTTTCGACGTTGTCTCCGCTCCATGTAATTGTCTTCTTTCCGAGTGGAATATTCGCCCCTTCCCCAAAATTCACGAAGAGATCGGCAATGTAAACGAAGGACCGCCGATTATTGATCCAAACAATACGTGGATCATTCTTGTCCATTTCGTCATAAAATCGATCGCGATGATTGGTGTATCCTCCCACTAGAACAACGAACATCTTTCTATCTCTCTGTTCTATACAATGAAGGATATTCGTAAATTCTGGGATGCTCGCACTCTTCTCGCTATTGTGGCGTCTGCGATCGCGGTAGATACTATCGGTATGTTTGTGTGGCGGTATACTGCAGAACCTGACGGTCCTATCAATACATGGTATGATGAATTTGGATTGGTTGCCTATATCCTTGACGTTCTCTCCATCGTGATTGGCATGATTCTTGCCCAAATTGTAGCGTCCGCGATTGGTGGACCGTTCAATCTGGTGGCGTTCCTAGTGATTGTCGTGGCTATTCAGATGGCGCACGATATCTTTTTCAGTCAGGTAGTGGTTCCAATGATTCCGCCAGGGCATAATTCCATCATCGATTTGATGTTCACTTATGGCACAATGAAGGGAGCAGAGTGGGTTCTGGTGGTAGATGCTCTCTACATGATCGCAACAACTGCGAGCACGCTTGCTCTACTAGAGATGCCTCCCTACGTGTCATGGTTCAAGATCATTGGATGGCTGTATGTGACTGGATATATTCTATTCACACGTACGCCAGTTCAAACTTGAAATAGACCCACTCCACAACACCCCCCGCTGCTCCGCCCACCGTTGGGTTGACCACTACATATCCTGTAGCAGGCTGTGAACCGTCAGGGGTTCCAGATGTTACACTGATCTTCAGGATATCTCCGCCCATGGTACACTCGGACGGAACAGTCCAGCCTGTGAAGTATGCTTCCACACCCTTGTTGGTCTGTGTCCGCAATCCTTCACGAGTAGGAAGCAGGAGAGTATAGGCTTTTCCACTCTTCTCTGACTGGATTTCCTGGAGGTAATTGTTCAGGGGTTGGTGCTGAAGGGCTTTATGTTCGTTCTCGGCGTTGAGAAGACCAGGCTTTGTAGTGCGAATAAACTCACGGATCGCCGTGTGAATATTCTCATTGAAATACTGGTCAACAGTTCCCTGGACTTTCAGGCATTTAGGTTCAGACTTCTTCTGGGATTTCTGCATACTTACCGATGATGCCGATGACTGGGTAGGAATTGTTGTTGAGAATCCCTGAGCAGCCCTGCGTGCCTCCGCTGCTGAATCAGAACGTGCCTGCTGACCAAAGGAGGGATCTTCTCCTTCTTCCACTGTTTCTGGCGCTGGAGCAGGAGCAGGAGCAGGAGCAGGTGCAGGAGCGGGCGCTGGGACGGGGATAGGGCCGCCAGGAATACCCTGAACAACTCTGTGTGCAATCTCTGCCGACTCATCTCGGGCACGCTGACCAATATCGTTTTCTTCAGGAGTGAGTCCTTCGTCGGGCACGAGACGGGGAGAGGGCGGAGGAACGGGGCCTGGGATAGGAACAGCATCTACTGATCGACCTAGTATACTCTCAATCATCGAGGTAGCAGTCATAGATGCGGGCGCAGGAGCGGGAGCGGGAGCGGGAGCAGGCGCAGGAGCAGGTACAATAGGGGCTTCTTCGGGAACGGGGTTAATAAACGAACCCACAAACTCAACCTTGATGATTGATGGATACTTTCCTGTCCGCGCCTTCTCCCGAATCTGTGCAAGCGTCTGCGTGATTGGCGCTTCCTCCTCTTTCAGCGAATCGATGACATCATAGGCGGTGCCCTTCCGACGCAGGGCTACCCAGTGGTCTCCGACATTCGCAATGAAGCCAACTGATGTATCTTGAATCTCTTCGAGGATAACGGGGGTTGCCGAGTATCCAATAATACGCAGGGCACCCATCATCACTGAATCCTCATAGTTCTCGTTGGTAGGGCAGGGATCTGTTCCAAGGACCTGCTTCTTAGTCACTAAGTAACGGCATACTGACATCAGGCTCACGGGAATTTCCAGCGACTGAACATTACCATCAGTAATTTCCTGCTCATCATCTTTTATGAAATACGTGCCTCCCAGAAGATTATTGAGAGCGTGACGGCCACATCCCAGACTTCGAGGATCCTGGACTTCAAAATATCCAGGAATTGGGGTAGGTGTTCCAAACTTTATCTGAGCGGGTAGAACTTTAGGAATCTTCATCTGAACCCTCTTTCCCTTCGGAACCTCGTTCGGGACAATACTGCCTTTGAGAACTGAAACCATCTCAAATCCTGGCTGGAGAATAAGTGTTCCGCGCCCCTTGATACTGATGGGGAGAGGACGGGTCAGGAATCCATGGAGGGCTACACGATGATCACGATCTCCTACAGGTCCAACGAAAAAGTCCGTGAACCCTGCCCTAGCACGAGAAAATGTGATCCCAGGTGTCACCGATTTGAGAGCAAATTCAACCGCTCCGTCAGCATCGGAAATCGCGCGAGGGCGCAGGAGTGGGCTTTCCTTAGGAAGAACATCGGCAGCCTTGACAACATTGGGATTATCTAGAAACGTCTCAATGTCCGAGGCGAAATGATACATCGGTATTTCCATCGTCGTAGGAACATCAGCAACCACTGTTGTATCTGCCTCAATAGCCTGCTTACCCTTGGTGAGAAGACGGCGCTCAGCCTTCCGCTTCTCCTGTTTTGTCTTCAGTGTTTCAATGTGCGGAGTTGATGGCTCTTCCCCCATCAGAAGCATATAGGGAACAAGATCCTCGCCTCTACGACGCAGTTCAAACGAGTGAACAAGTGCATCTGGCGGGACGGCATCGGGATCTGTGAGTTTAATATATCCAAAAAGGTCCTCCGCCATTCTTAGCCTTATTATTATACTTCACAGGAAATGAGGCGCGTGTCTCTTACGATACTGAAGTAGGTGTTTCTTGGCACCGCGATAGTATGCTCGATAGTTGATAGTCGCATCGTCTGAGACCTTGTATTCAGGTGGCATGGCACACCGAGGCGGTGTAAATCCAGCTCGCGGAAGACCGTGTGGTTCAACAGTTCGAAGCCAGTCTAGGTGCTTCTCGCACGCATGCTCCTTATTACCATAACGGTAGTGATACTCGTCAATCAGTTCCTGGGTGAGTTGAATGAGCCAGCGGTAGTTGTCCAGTGATTCCAGGAGCCACAGTGCGCACGGATGCTTGCGATGGGTTGGCTTGTAGCCTCCGCCAGGCGCAGTATGTATCAATGTCGGTGGTTCCTTTTGAGACCAATGACACGTATACAGAAGTTGACACGATTCCAGGATCATTTTGACGACGTGTTTATCACAGTGATATTTCGCACATTTGCGTGGCGACCAGTGGAGGAAGAAGATGTTCATTTGGTTGGAGGAGTTGGTGTTGTAGTGGGAGCTGCTGGTTCTTCAGGTTTTGGGGGAGGCGGCAATACGTTTTGGTTGAAACGCTCCTCGGCTTTCGCTGGGGTTAGTCCACGATACACCATATCCATCTTTAATTTGAGAAGTGCAGTGCGACGGGACTCTGCTTCGGGCATTCCTACTTATTACAACTCAATACGATTTCGCACGGCATTGTTAAACGTATTGGGCTGGAAAGGAATGTCCATCTTCGTAGCCTCGGCTTCAATAATATACTTTGTAGACGTGTACTGATTCATCAGGAAATACACAAAGACAGTGACCAACAATACAAACATCAGGGCGTTGAACCACCATGATCCATGTAGATTTTGAATATTTTTGGATTGGATGAGATTGTTCTGAACACGCATGAGTGTTCCATCGTCCACAAGATGCATAATTGTTGGAAGCATATACATAATGATTGCCGCTTTAACCGCTGGTGCTGCCGTGTGTAGTTTTGCAGCCGCCTACGCTACGAATCAGGTGCTGCCTGTTCGACCTGTTGCACCCGTGCAAGCAGTCGTGCCACCCACGGATGCAGTTCCCCCTCCCGCACCTTCAATCGGCGGTGTGCAGAAGGATTTGCCACCACCGCCCGTAAAATCTCGTACTGGTCGTGGAGGGAAGGGCTTTTAATTTCAATATC